GAATATATATATTAAATGGTCCAATGACACGGAAAGCATAAAACTGCCGATCAATCCGGAAAGTTTTACACTTTCGGATGGAATGTCGAACACGACCGTAACAGTACACGGATTCGGTGAAATCAACCTGAAAGGCAAGAGGGGATTGAAAGAGATCACTCTTGCCTCGTTCTTTCCCGGACAGGAATATGATTTCGCTCAGGACACCTACAAAGAGCCGTATGAAAATTACATCAAGAAGATTAAGGCACTGTTTGAAAGTAATGAAACCGTCCACCTGATCATTACAGGAACGGATATTGACGGATTTTTCACTATTGATTCCTGGCAGTATGGACACGAGGAGAAAAACAGCGATGTAGCTTACAGTATGACTCTGAAAGAATACCGGATGCCCGGAAGCGAAAACGTGCAAAAGCGGCAGACAAAACAGGCTAAGACCGTAACGCACAAATGGAAAAAAGGGGATACCTGGCAAAAACTCACAAAAAGTAAGCTCGGATCTTCAAAAAAGTGGAAAGATGTGCGGAAAAAGAACCTGACAGTTATTAAAAAAGCAAAGAAAAAGTATCCTAAGAAAAAAGAGAAAGAAGCACTGATCGGATACAAGGTGGTGATAAAAGCGTGATCCGCTTTAGATGGAAGAACAAATGGATTCCGTTTGAAAAAGTAGAGTGGAGTGGGACAGACACACAATGTTCCAGGAAGATAACGGTTACACTTCTGCATAATCCGTATGACAGCACAGTGGAAGATCTTAAGATTAAATTAGGTGATCTGGTGTATCTGTATGACGGAACGACACAACTGTTTGTAGGAACAGTTACAACGAGGGAAAAAACGGTGGAGATTGGGACAGCAACTTATACAGCGATGGATTTCATGCATCACCTGTTACGATCCAAAGCCACAAAAAAGTTTAAAAAACTGTCTCCGGAAAAGATTACGGCAAAGATCTGTAAGGATCTGCAAATAAAAACAAGTGGTCTGGCATCCACGAAAGTAAGCATACCGAAGCTGATATTTGAAGACAAGACCTATTACGACATGATTATTGAAGCATACCGTAAAGCAAAAAGCAAAACCGGGAAAAAGTATATGCCAGTGATGAAAGGCAACAAGGTCAGCGTGGCAGTCAAAGGTACCGATTCCGGTGTTGTGATCACACAGGGGATCAATGTGACGGATGCTACCTATACAGATACACTTGACAATATGGTCAACGTTGTAAATATCTATAATGATTCCATGAGGAAAGTCGGGCAGATAAAAAATAAAAAGAATATTAATACTTATGGTGTGTACCAGGAAACAGAAAAACAGGAAAAAGGCAAGGATGCAAAAAAGAGTGCAAAAGCAAAGCTTACCGGCATAACAAAAGAATGTAGCATAGAAGCGATCGGAGATGTGCGGGCAATATCCGGAAAGAGTATCACAGTAAAAGAAAAGGCAACCGGACTGAATGGAAAGTTCTATATCAAGACGGATACACACACATTTGAAAACAATGTGCACACAATGAAACTGGATCTTTCCTGGAAGAATACCATGGAAGACGGAGATGGCACATCGAAAGACTCCCAGAAGAAAGAACTGAAAAATGCCGCAAAATGTTATTATCTGGCAAATTCCACCGTATATCATTCGGTGAAAAGCTGTAGTGCCTGCAAAGGGAAAAATCCGACAGAAACGACTGTACAGAAGATCAAGCAGATCAAGATCACACAAGGTACAAATAAGGGCAAACGGAAGTACAAGCCGTGTTCAAAATGCTGGATTACATAGGAGGGATGATGAACCCATATGAAAAAATAATCAATACTATGCGAAAAGAAGCCGGAAGAATAGAGAGAACATCCGATATCCGGATGTGCG